TTGATTCACCGTTAACGGTTGCATCAAAAGCTTTTGAAACAAATGCGTATGTTTCTAATACTGCGTTAACTGGACCAAAATTTCCTGTGGTATCAATAACAATAATGTGCATTTCATCATATGCGCCACCACTTTCTGTTGCGTGTGTTGATGTTCCAGGAGCACTTTGGAAATAACCTTTGTAATCCCATGATGCAAAATCTGTTTCATTATCGCAAACAGAGATTTCTATGCCATTGCCGACAGAACCTGGAAAACGTCCCATGAAAGGTCCGTACAAGTCATGATTGTCGGTAGATAGATATGTTGATTGGAAAATTTCATCATTTTCAACCAAAATGTTGGCTGTAGATGTGTTTGAATCAGAATTTTTTGAGCTTGCGTCAATTGCTCTAACAACACTTAGATTGTTTCCATAAGACAAGAAATTAGCCGCAGTAAAAAAAGATACTCCTGAATTAGCATCTGGAGTTCCGAATGTTTTGGTTAGAGTGATTTCACTATCAATCAGCTTTACTTGATTGGCTGGGCCCCATCTAAATTGTCCAGCAAAAGCACCAGCAGTAGTTAGAACAGAAGGAACAACCGTAGTTAGGTCAACTTCTGAAACATTTACGCCTGGAGAGATTTGAAATGCCATTTTATTCTCCTTGAATTATTATATGTCCTTTTGGCAGTAGAATACCATAAAGAATATTTATGAAAGGCTGGATTTATAAGTTATTAAGACGTTCTCGTATGAAACTTGCATAGGTTTCTCCGCCATTTGCAACTTCCCACAAATCACCATCTAATATTTCGAATGGTGTTTCAAGTCCATCGTCAATGATTGGTGCAGGAAGGATGTTTTCATCCATCTGATTCATCTGTTCCAGCTGAATTTGTTTTCTGATATCGTGATTTACAATTTCTTTGAAGTATTGTTGAGTGGAAACCCATGCAAATATCACCAGAGACATAACCAAGTCATCATTAGCACCATCGGCAGCCTTAAACGAATTCTTTTGTTGTTCAAAGGTTGTCAATTCGGAATAAGTATCAAAGTCACAGATGTATAATTTGTCACCTTCAATTAAAGTTTTTAGGTTTGAACAACCAATAGCCTTAACTTGCGGTGACATTTTCAAACCCATTTGTATACCACGTGCAAAGCCAGCACTTAATTGTTGTGGTTTTTTATTGCCCGTGTATATTTTCCATAGGTTTTCATATTCAAAATCCGCATGTAATGAGTCGGCAACCTGTGGATTGTTGTTAATTTCCACCAAAACATATGCATCATTATACATTCTTGCTGTATTGTATATGACAGTTGGAAATAATATTGGTGTAATTGAAGAAGAATTATATGATGCAACTTGCTTATAAGGTGTTTCTGATATATCAATAACCTGAAATGCAGAACTGTCTAAGTTTTTACCTTCAGAAACGTCAACACAAATACAATACAGATGATCGGACTTTGAACCGTTTTCACCTTCTTTAATTGGTTGTTCATAAATTCTTAGACTATCATGTGTTATTACTGGATCTCGATACACCATGGTCTGTAGTTTGTAACCAGAAATCAATGTGTTGGACGAACCTAAGAATTCGGTTTCAAATTCTTGTCTAAACTGGCGTTCGGATGTGTTGCGAATTGTTTCTTCTTTCCAGGCTTCATCACGACCTGGTACCATTGACCAATGGATTTCAAATGTCTTGTAATTGTTTTTCTTATTGATTGCATCCATCCACAACTTGTAGAACAGATTCATACCGTTTGGTGTGGATACAATAATAATCTTGGAAGTTTTACCTGATGAAATTACAGGGTAAACTGAGTTGAAGAATTCTTCTGCAATGTTGTTTGGAACGAACGCAAATTCATCCAAGAATACCAAGTTAAAAGAACCGCCTCGGATTGCACTTGATGATGTTGAGGCTGCAATAATCTTTGAACCGTTTTCTAATTCTACGTTACCTTTGTTCCATACCATAACGCCTTGTTGTAGAAACATAGGTAGATTTTCATATGCTAACTGATATTTGGCAAGAATATCACGTGCCAAAGAGCCTTTGTTGGCCAAAACTGCAACGTTTTGTGTGTCTGTAAAGAGTGTTAACCACAAAAGATATGCAACTGATGTGGTGGTTTTACCAACCTGACGGGGACATTTAGTGATTGAGAAACGATTTTCATGATAAACCTTAATCATTTCTTTTTGGAAGTCCCACATTTTGAACTTCATTAAACCCACATCAACGTTAACAATCGTTACATAATTTTCTGCAAAGTAAACTGGGTCTTTAGAACATTTGATGTATTCATCAACTTGTTCTTGTGTGTATTCAATCTTAACTCCTGCTTTTTTGAGAAGCGGATTGTCCCTATAAGTTGAATTAGATCCTATTTCAAAATCTTCAATTTCTTCTTTTTCCACCATTTTCTTCCATTCTAACCCAATTTGAAAAATTTGATAAAGACATTTCTTTTCTGTCTTTTAATCTACAAACAAGTTTCGGTTTAGGTTTACTTAGTTTATTTTTGTGTTCTTCACTTTTTGGTATGCCTTTTTGTGATGGTGGTTTTATTCCTTTTTGTTTGTGATTTTTTGATATTTTTTCTTTTGTTTCTTTAGAATGTTTTTTACCAAAATTAGGAGACAACTCACCTTTTTTACCATACATTGGGTTCAATTCACCAAATTTTCCATACATTGGATTTTTTTCACCAAACATTTTTCTTTTTTGTATGTGTTCTATGGATTGTTTTTTTCCTTTTGTAGCAAAGCTTTGTATCATTTTGATTAGTTCTGTTTTAGGTGCGGTTCCCTCTAATGCCTTAAATGCTACATAATCTTGCCATCTTCCGTATTGTTCATATAACAAACGATGAGCTTCTGCATGTTCTTCAACAGTTAACCTTATAATATTTGATGGGTCATCTGATCCGCCTGCATGTTTTGGTATTTTGTGATGATTATGGTAAATCATTCTTTACCTTTAATGAGTTTACTTAATTCTGCGGTAGAACCAACAAAAATTGCTTTATCTATTCTAGTATCTCCGTCTTTCTTTTTAACATCCATATCACGCATTTGTTTTTGTACATTTAATAATTCTTTGTTTGCATCTACCACGTTCTTTAACAAAGTGGCATACACCTCAAACGCACGTGGATGCTGGCCGGCACTGGCAATCTGACGCAATTCTTCCATTGCATCTTTACCATTATCAATAAGATCCTGTAGGTTTGATTTGGTTTGTTCGTATGAATCAACTAAATCTTGTTTTAAATCCAATTTATCCACAGGATTGTTTTCTACCGGCACCAATGGCTGAGCTGGCTGAACCGGCTCAACGGGTGTTACATCGAAAATTTTTTCCATGTTTTTATCAAACGTATTCATATTTTTTATATCTGGTTTATTAAACAAATTTATATCTATTAGAATATAATCCGTACATCTGTGTCACTTCTGAACCCGTGAGTGCTTTTTCCCACATCTGAACCACAGCTATTTTACCTTGAAAACCATTAGAATTTGAAGAAGCATTAATTTGTATGGTTGCTGGATTAGAATTTTTTGTATTACTGGTTGCTTGTGCCACCGGTGTTGCGTTGCCATTTAAATAAAATTTCCAATTATTTGAACCTAATGTGCTATCAAAAGTTACAATTAAATAATACCAAAGTGTGTTAGAAAAATTTGGACTTTTTGTATATGTAATTGCGGTTGAATTACTATTACCAGCGGTTGCAGATCCTTGAACAATTGCAAAAAATGGTCCTGTTTCCGATGAACTACTAATTGCATGACCTGGCGGTGCAATTAACGTAGGTGGTTGAAACAATATGGCTTTAGTATAAGCCGCTAGGTTATTTTTCATTAAGTTATTAGCACTTTGCGCTCGCATGGTGCTACCACTGGTAAAGTTGAAATAACCACTGCTACCGGAAGTATATGGAGGACTGCCCGTTAATGTAAAATTATTTTGTGTGCCATGATCCGTACTATCTGGCCAACTTGTTCCTGATCCTGAATATTGTGTAGCATCTAAGCTAAACAGGAGGTTAGTGGTGACCATGCTGCCGCCGCTGCTTGAACTTTTCCACCAAAAAGTGGATGCTTGGATTATACTCATTACGAAACTCCAGCTCCAGAAATATACCAAATTGTATTATCTACTTTAATTAAAGTTGCCATGCCATATGTTGAGATGGTTCTTGATCCTGTCGTTCCTGTTCCTCCAAGATATAATGTATCAGTATTAATTGCAACTGTAGCTGTTGCTGAACTGTTTGTAATAATTGATATCGTAGTACCATTGGCAAAAGATGTTACAGAATTTGCGGGGATGGTAATTGTATTTGATGAGGTTAAATAAATGTGCTTTCCAGAATCTGTTAATTGGAGTGTATATCCGGTTGATTGTGCATTTTGAGGTATTGTTGTTGGTCCTTGTGGTCCTGTAGTACCTATGGAACCTTGCACACCTTGTGGTCCTTGTGGTCCTGTAGTACCTATGGAACCTTGCACACCTTGTGGTCCTTGTGGTCCTGTTGTACCAATTGAACCTTGAATACCTTGTGGTCCTGTAGAACCTTGAACACCTTGTGGCCCTTGTGGACCTGTGGTACCGGTACTTCCTTGAACACCTTGTGGTCCTATTGTACCTGTACTTCCTTGAACGCCTTGGGGACCTTGTGGTCCTATTGTACCTGTACTTCCTTGAACGCCTTGGGGACCTTGTGGTCCTGTATTACCAATTGATCCTTGAACACCTTGTGGTCCTATATTTCCTATTTCACCTTGTGGTCCTTGAGGACCATCATTACCTGATGAACCTTGTGGTCCTTGTGAACCGATATCTCCGGCTATGCCTTGATATCCTTGAGCACCCACATCACCTTGTGGTCCTTGAGCACCATTATTGCCAGTTGCACCTTGAACGCCTGGCAATCCTTGTGGACCTACAGTACCGGTTCCTGATGAAACTTTATGACCACCGGGTGTTATACCATCATGCACAGTTATTGCATAATCAGATGTGTCAATAATTAATTCACCAGCAGCTCCAACCGTTGTAGCAATTACATTATTTGCATATCTTTTAAACTGTAATTTTCTGATTGTCATTGTAGTAAATCTATATCTTGATTATGCCAGTAGTCTGTGTTGTCTGGCAATGATTGTGCAGGAGGAACATAAACGATTTGATTGTTTGCACCACCAAGTATAACGGTTGGTGCGTTGTTTCCTTCTTGTATATAAGTGGTGTAAGTATACAAACCATTGGCCAAAGCCGTATTTGGATTTGGTACAGTTGTCATTGTGACATAATTAAATGGTGCATCAGAAGCAATGTTATAGGAGAAGAATTGATAACTTGCATTTGTATTGACACCATAAATTGGTAAATTACTTACAAAGTTACCATTCATTTCTGTTAAATGTAAAATGCCATTAGACCACATAACAACTCTTGCTGTAGCCGTTGCATTTCCATATGAAAAACCCTGATAAACAGGTTCACCTATTTGATAATTTCCTATACCTGGTTGTGACATGTTGAATTGAACAATATCTTCTGGTGTAATTTTATCTAATATATTTGTGATAGCTGTTTTAATCACATTAATTGGACCAGAAGTCTTGCCAAATATAAAACCTTTGACAGTAAATCTAAGTGTCCAGATAATCATTCTGGTTTCTTGATTTCTATCGCCTTCATAAATGATTTCGTGATCTGCATCTTTAAAAATAACTGGCACTTCTTTTACAATTCCCATTTCAGGAATCATATTGATTTTCAACGTGTAGTCCGGTGTAAAATATGGAAGAATATGTTCCAATACTTGTGTTGCATCTTCAATGTTTCTGACATACAGATACAAGCTAAAATCAAAATCATATGGCACAGGATTATATTGGCTTAGTAATCCGTTGTTTGTTTGTGCAAATCTTTGAACATTTGAATTTTGTTTTCTGCTTGCATCATAATTCATACCAGTCATTTCAAAAGAAAATCTTGGTAATGCAACTTGAACCTTTTTATCTAGATCCAAATCATCTTCAAGACGCATGACATAACGTTCTTTTGTTGCATATGCAATTGGTATAAGAAAACGTTCAGCTTCACTGGCATCAGGATTATATCTGACCAGTTTTATATCGTTAAACATGTTGCCGAAAGCAACAACCAGTTTACGAATGATGCGATTATACTGTATTGCGGCCATTATAATGTTCCAAATGGATTAGATTCTGAAAAGTCTATGATGTTATTGGCCTGATTTTCAATATAAAGATTGTCATATGTTTCATTTCGTGTACTATCTTTTAATGGATTGCCATCTTTCAATGGATCATATACAGTTAATGTGTATCTTGCACCACTTTCTGCACCAAAAATTAAATCACCTGGAACAAATTCACCAGCTATATTTGTAACACTTAACATATATGTTGGCTTGTTCCAATTTTGAACAATAGCCACAGCTGTTGCGTTTGCATGTGTTTGATCTGGTGATTGATATACGATTTCTTTTTGTATAAAGTTAACTCTGTTTCCTGGTGGACCAGCATGGAAATCAATTGTATAACCTGATTGTGTTACCACATCATCAATAACACCAACACCAGTATCGATAACTTCTTGTGAATATTTTAATTTCTCTAAATGCAATTCGTAGAAATACGGAATCTTGCGACCTAATGTAAAGAAGTCTTTAGTTGCATCAGTAAATTTAATTTCAAATATTTCACCAGTACCATACAAGAACGGCACATAAATCAAATCGCCTTCACGTGGTCTGGTAAATAAATTTTGTGGTACTCTCTGTGAAAAGGATCTTTTTGAAAGTATAACTGTTACGTTATTTTTAATTTCTAAACCAAACTTTGTAAAGAATTCTCTTTCACCGCCGTATTCCAGTGCAGAAGAAAGATACATTTCAACAGGGAAAGCAGATTTAAATTTTTTGACTGGATCTTCTCCGTAAAGAATATCTCTATCTTCTTGGTTGAAAATGGGCAAATAATATGCGTCAAAACCCATGATCTTGATTGATTCAACAATCAAGTCCTCTACCACATGTTGTTCTTTTGTGGAATTATAATTATTAAAGTATACTGATGTTGCCATTTTAGTTTAGATAGAATTCCAAAACACCACCGTAGTTATTTTCCATTTCTGTTTCTAAACGGCGAATTTCTGTTTCAGCATCTTCATAAATTTTATCGCCATTCAGTACAACACCACCTGGTAGTTGAATTCCACCAAACTTTTTAAGGTTGGAACCCCATTGTTTACGAATCAACTCTGTTGTATATTCTTTGAGCCAACGATCATTGTATACATTACCATAATAATCAGGATTTAATGTTGTATAACATTCAATGATTGCAGTTGTACCTACTGGTGCTTCTGATGCACCCCAAGCCCAACTAATAAACAATCTTTGCATGTGTCTTTGAAAACGAATTGGTATTTCACCAGTGAACATAAGTTCCAAAGAACGCAAATGTTGTTGTGTTAATGTGTAATTGATGTATGATGCTGATGTAAAATCATACAATTCATTTAAACGCAACTGGTATCTCAAGTCAAACATGTTGACTGATGATAGTGAATCTTGAAGTGGGAATATTCTTGTTACGCCAAGCACCGTGGTTTCGTTGTTGGAAGAATCTCTGATATTGGAAAGATCCAAATATTTGTGGTCAATATCATCTTGTGTTACTTTGTGTACATAATACACCTTTTGCATACCATCAAAATGATAATCTTGCCAATATTGAATCGCATCATCGATACGGTCTTCCACCTGGTCATCGTCAACATTTATATCAATTACTGGGAAACCAAGTCTGCGAAGGCAATAATCTTTAAATTGTGATCTTGTAGTTATTGTTGACATGTAAAATACCCATAGTTTTTTAGGTATTTATATGTTCAACTGGCCTGGTAACCGTGGCATATCATCCTTAATGGCCACTAACCATGCCGTGGTCACACAGACATTCAAACTTTTTAACCAATCATTTGGAAACCAAGTTTCTTTACGATACTCTTGGAAACGAATTGTTTTATTATCTATGAAATTTGCCAAATAAGAATTGGTGTAATACAAGAAACTGTTTTCATTCCAGTAACTGACATGAGTTGGATCTTGGAATGCACCACGACCATCTGTACTCGGCACTTCTATAAATGCCCAACCGCCAGGTGCGAGTACACGGTGTATTTCAGCCATGATTTTTGTTTTATCGTGCAGGTGTTCTATGATATGACTTGCATTTAACACACCAACAGAATTGTCATTTAATGGTATACCATCATTCAAATCATATACCATATCCGCATCTTCTCTTAGATCAACACTATAATAGCCTGGATATGGATTTAAACCTCCACCAATATCAACACACAACAGGCCTTTAATCTGTGCATCTCTTTCTGCAAGTGACCTAATGTTTAGATTAAACAGTTCCCTGGTTTTATCCTGTATGGCCTGGTTTCTTTCAATCCAAGTGTTATCACCTGTGATTCGGTAGATATACAAAACTTTTGGTATTCTTTTCATTTTGGTATTCATGTATGTACGAATACACAATTCATGGTCATCACAGATTGACAACTCTGGATTATGACCACCAATTTTTTCATACACATCAGTACGCCATGCACGAACATGGTCTGGTGCATACCAAATAAAACCTAAAGAATGGCTTGTTGGTTCCCAACTGTGCATTGCAGTAAGTGTTTTGCCCTTCCAATCGAATTCTCTTTTGGTCCATCCATAAATTGGATCATAAGGAACAAATTCGTTTTTCATGTGCAGTACTGCGTTGTCACTATACACAAAACCAATTTCTTCATCTTGAAATGCATCGTATAATTCTTGCAGACAATCCGGTGTAATCATATCGTCATGATCTACCTCTACAAGAATATCTCCTGTTGCAAGATGAAAGGCTTTATTTTTAATAAAACCAATATTTTTGTTATCTTCTTTTTGTAAATGTATAACAACTTGAGTATGGTTTCTTATCTCGTCTGGTATATGGTCTATCGTACACTCACCATTCAAATATAAAATCCATTCCCATTTGGTATATGTTTGTTCTTTGATAGATTCAAACAACTCAAGTAGAAAGAACACATTTTTTGGATTGTGTTCTGGTGTAATGATGCTAAATTTCATAATTAATCAAAGAAAAAAAGTTGTACTAAACGGCCTGTCTCTCTGGAATTACCAAAGTATGTTCCAGCAGAATGAATGTTTCTTGCATCCATAATCACTAGACGATTGAATACATTTCCTGCCATTGCAAGTGTATCAAATTTTGTTGAATCATAGAAACCACCAGCAAAAGCTTGACCAATTTCTTGTTGCGTGCCATTAAAAAGTCCGGTTTCTTTGTGTATGTGTAGTCTTGTACCACTATCGTATGGTGCATTTGGTGTTAAATAAACCATTGCAGCCCATTTTTGCATATCACAATGATATACTTGTGGATCTTCTGCGGTAGTGATTTGAAAACAACCATTAAAACCGTGACCTTCCCAGTTTGTAATTGGTTCACCAATGATGGTTTCAAAAAAAGATTTGATATCTTGGCTTCGATATGGTTTTGTGGACCTGAGGCCTTTATAGTATCTCAGGTCTTCCACAAACTCCATTGAAAGTGCAATATCTCTTACTGTGTTTGGATCATTATAAAAGTTATCTACAATAAACAATCTTTTGTTGAAACTTTTGTTCAACTCAAATTGTTTCATTGCACTACTTTATTGCCTAGTGGTCCGTTAGGTGCTTGTGTGTTTGGTATACCAAGTTGTTGGTTTGCTTGTTGTTGAACAACTTGAAATGTTTCCAAACCCATTTCAATAGAAAGTTTAATAATACCAGCTAAAACAGTGTTTAATTGGTTAACAGTAAGTGTTAGTGTGACTTGACGTTCTTGTTCCATTTCAATTCCTTATAAAAAAACATTACGATAAAATTATTTAGATAGGCCCTGGAGTGTTAGCTTTTGGTGGTGCCCATGGTAAATCAGGTTCAGTTACTGGATTGATGTGTTGATCAATTTGTTTCTGAATCTGTTCGTCAATGTGTTGTTGATATCCTGGATTTCCAGTCACAACATCAGATATCCACTTGATAACATCTGCTTCTGTCAAAGATGCAAAAGGAATAAATGTGTCGCCTTCTGGCATTGTTGT